AAACAGCTCGATGATGGCATCAGGAGCAGGCGTTTGCAGGTCGCCAGAGATGATGGAGACTGCCGTCCAGGTGACGGTGCCATCTTCCACCGTGTTACCAATGACAGTCGGCCAGAACGGCTCTGCACTGCCACTAACGCCTGCAACGGTGCAACGATAATAGAAGCCTCCACCATTGTCAGTGAATGCCTTGACGACATCACCAACGATGTAGGCTTTATTGCTTAGCCATGGAGTGGGAGAGGTCACGGCTCAAATACTTGCCTAAATGTCGCACTAATCCTAAAGAAGCCATCTCCCATTATTTCTTTGCTCCATTCATCACAAAACCACTTGTAACTCGTGGTATCGTCAGGAGGCGTCCAGTCGAAGCTTTGAGCATCCTCCGCTCGTGCATCTAGGAATGTTTCAATGGTATTGGCATTGGTCGTCTTCACCATGAAAGTAAGAGACCATTCCTTCGGGTTTTGATTGAGCCCAAACCGTACCCTTTGTTCATAACCATCGCCAAACTTCGTCGTGCGAATGGCTGGTCTGCTGTTCTTAACAGCACTAAGAGTGGGAGCGATGGAGGGGAAAGTTGCCATTAGAAGCCCCTCGCGCTAGTAGAAAGCAGACCACCAGGACGTTGTTGCTTCACAATTTCAGCTTGCACTGCAGAAGAAATCACTCGCCCAAGTTGATTTGCATTGGGACTATCGCCTTGCACTCCAGTGCCCTTTGCATCTACGTTGACTATAACATTCACATCACCGCCTCCCCCATTGCTTCCATTAAGCTCCACAGGAATAGAGCGGCCATTGGGAAGAGGAACAACGGCTTCGTTGAAGCGGCCTTCTCCAACGAGGCCGAGCGTAGGACCAGTAACAATACCGCCATTCGCAAAGGCTTGAAAACCACCAACCAGCACATTGCCATTGGCATTCTTAATTAGCGGAGGCATACTAAATGCTTTGGGATTGAAAGTGGGGCCGCTTGGCGTAAATGCTTTGCTGATATTCCCTGGACCAAGAGAGGAAGCCCCGCCAGGTGAAGGGATAAAAGATTGGACGATGTTCAAGATCTGCAGCTTTATCCATTCCGCAATCATCTGCGCCACCATGTCGGCAAAGCTGTCAGCAATGGAGGAGAAAATACCAGCAAGAGCTTCGCGAGCGCTTGTTGCTCCAGTGACAAAGCCTTTGAAAGCATTGCCAAAAGCTTCGCTAATAGAGGAGGCAATGGAGTTGAGTTGATCCTTGAGAGTTTGAGCTTCTTGAATTACTTTTTCCTTCTGGAAATACTGCTGAATCTGCTCAGTAGTGAATGTAGGATTTTCTTGGCCGATACGCAGCATCAGCTCATCGTCTGGGGAGATTGCCCTTGCTAAGGCTAGGCGACGATCTTGCTCAGCGGTCTTCTGTATCAAGATGCCACGCAACGTTTCGTCATTCTTTTCTTTTTCTGCTTGCTTGACCATTTGCAAAGCGCCTGGTAGAGCACCGAGGACACGCTTGCGGTCTTCTTCGCTCAGATTTAGCTCTTTTATGGCATCAGAGAGGCGCTTTTGAAGATCCGAATTTTGCTCGTCAATTTCTAAAAGACGAAGCCTGTAGCTAATTGTATTTTCATCAACACCTTCGGCTGTTAACCTATTTCGTTCCTGAAGAAGTTTGTTGTCAAGAATTAAATCAGGAACGCCAAATGCCTCTGATACATACTGAGCAACAGCTTTTGTAATTGCACTGCTTTTCAGTAGTTCCGCGTTGCGTTCTGTCAACAAGGCGTCCTGTTTCGCTATTTCAGTATTGGCCTCTGCCATTGTGTCACGAATTTCATTTGCCCCTACCTTTCTTGGGGCGCCAGCGCCAATGCCTTGCGAGCGTCCATGCAGGAACTGAAAGACTTCTCCGGAAGGTAGCTTAAAGCGGCGGCGTTCTCCGTCCTGAGTAGGCACGCCTTCCATCCATTGAGCACCGCCCGTGAGAGTGGCTGCTGCCTGTCCACCAAACGCATAGTCCCATCCGTGACTGCCACGACGCTGATGACCAGCAAAAGTGCCACCAGGAACCGTTACGCCACTAGAAAGCGGACGGCCATTCACCTTTACAAACTGGTCAAGGTAGTTGCGGGGGAAATATCCTCCTCCAACCCTCTTCACGTCAAAGTGAGGGCCTCTGCTGGTTGGGCCGATGTTACCTTGAAAATAGGCACCTCCAGCTCCTAGTCCTGGGCCAGCGGCACCACCGCCTGCGACTTTGCCCATCACTTCATCTACTTTTAAGCGAGCATCCATTACTGCTTCAAATCGTTGCCGCTCAGCATTAAGTAGGGCACGAATGAAAGATAGGTTTTGACGCTGAAGACGATTAGCTCCTGCCTCTTGAATATCAAACAAATCGTCTCTAAGGCGCTTTTCCACTTCATAACGTTGCTTAATCCGCTCAATCTCAGCTTTGTTATAGGCATTTGCAAGCTGATCACGCAGACGCTCAAAAGCTTCTAGGTTTGTCTTTTTCTCTTTGTCTTCCTTGTCTTTATCCGTCCTGTTAAGAGGTGCGTTTGCGCCGGGGCCGCCAAAAGAATAAGCGGGACCAGTGATCGCCGCTTCTCCTCCGGCCCCCTTGAATTTAACTTCAAGCTCTTGACGTTGTTTGTTTAATTGAGCAATGCGCCCAGCGGCGCGAACGTCACCAGTTTTGCGCGCCGCTTCTATTTGCTTATCAATGGATTGGATTTGGTTTTTGTAATCAATTGCTTGCGCGGCTCCCGCTGCAATCTTTGCACTGCGAATGACATCCTGAATAAGTCGAATGACAGGCAGGAGGGTTTCACGAATAATCCATGCGGCTCCCTTGACAACTTCAATAACAAGATTAAAAATGCTCGCAAAATCGCGATACATTTGTTGCAGCTCCGTCTTGTTTTCTTTAATAAAACGAGTGATTTCCTTAAGGAAGCCAGTAACGGCATCCTGAATTATTGCACCAGCATTTCCCATGACTGAACCAATTGCCACCTGCATTTCTTCAAAGGCAATCTGCAAGCGTTTTCCAGCAAATTCCGGGGCGGTGGCTAGTTGCTCGCTAAACTGGGCGTAGTCATCGTAATTTTTCTTGGCAAACTCAATAAACTCTTTAATGCCAATTTCTCCATTTTCCAGCCCTTGTTGAAGCCCCTCAAAACTCATCTTGTTTGCTTGTGCAAACTTGACCACTGCTCCTGGGAACCGCTCGCCCAATTGCCCCCGCAGCTCTTCTGCTTGCACTCCTCCTTTGCTAAGGATTTGTACAACGGCACGCATACCACCTTCAAGATCTTCAGTGCTACCTCCCGTGGCTGCTATGGCTAGTGCAGTGCCCTCAAAAATCTTGCGGGTTTCTTCTACTGACAGGCCATATTCTTTCGTGTTGACGCGCAACTGAGTGAACAGTCGCGTGGTTTGCTCCAATGGAAGTAAAACTCTCTGGCTAATTTCCGCGACGGCAGCTTGTGCCTGGGCGAAGTCCTGAGCATTGACAGATGCCAGAGCTAAGCCACGCTGCACTTGCTGGATGCCAGCAGCTTGCTTGGCGACACCTGCCATGGCAGTGCCGAGATTGTCTACGGCTTGACCAATAGCTGCGCCAGTGAATGCCCCTGGAACGCCGCTAAGAAGACCTCCTGCAATGCCGCCTAAGGCGCTACCAACGCCGCCACCAAGGCCGCCGCCATAAAGAAAGGCACCACCAGCGGCTCCAGCTCTCTGGCGGAACCCCATCGGCTTTTGGCGTCGTTGTATCCGCTCAATACCTTTCTCGGTCGCGACAATTTGCCGATTAAGAGCTTTCCACTCGCCTGTATTTGGAGCAATTTTTCGAGCTTCTTCTTGAAGCTTTCTTAGGCGACGCTCCAAATCTCCTAAAGACTTTGGAGCCAAATAAGACGGACTGCCAACAATATCTGGGCCGCCTTGAATCGGGCTAGATATTCCGGGAACAACCTGCTTTGCGCCCATACCAGCGCGAAATTCCGCAATTGCCCTATCTCGCACATCTGCGGCCTTGAGTAATTCTGCGTAGGCATCTTCATACGCCTGTGCTTTTGCTTTTATGTCAGCAGGACTACCTTCTATGCCGACTAAACCGCCAATTGGACTAGCAACACCAGAGATGGCGCCGCGCTCTCCCATTCCAGCGCGAAACTCCATGATCGCTTGCTGCTGTCGCTCTATTTTCTTGCGAGCCGCAGATGCGATTGCCAGTCGCTCGTCCCAATCATCTAGCTCGGCCTGAAAGTTTTTCTTTCTCAGCGCATCTTCCTGCTCGAAACTATCGAGAGCAAGATCAAGAGTGCTTTTATGATATTTTTCTGCCGCTTTTTGCACCCGTGAATACACGGCAAACATTTGGTCTGCCGATCGCGCGAGATTGTCATATGCCTTGTCAAGATCGACAACAGCGCCCGTAGCATCTTTTAGTTCTTTTTTTAACCCGCTAAGATCTGAGGCTGTCTCTAGAAAGTCTGCTGATCCAATTTCAGCTTGCTCAAAAGCATTGGTTACTTTCTTGATTTCGGCGCGCAGCCGTTTAATAGTATTTTCAGCACTACTAGAATCAGCGGAAAACTGAAGCCTATATTCAGCCATTTGCCTTCACCTCCATTGTCAAAAGTTGATTTACGACACTAGGCAGGCTCGTTACTGCATTGTCAGTGAAAGCACGCGCAGGCATTCTTGCTCCTGATTTCGCCGTATAACCATCATGAACCTCCAAAGCATAAGCCTTTTCCTCTCCGTCCTTCCCTTCTCCGGTCCAAACAAAAACAGTGGTGTCTTCTCCTATGTCTTGCCGCCTCTGACTTCGCAATAGTCCGCCAAGGTCCACGATGTCACGCGGAGATCCTGCTTCAGAGCCATTTCGTCGTTTAGTATTTCTCGGCCATTTCCATTTTTCTGCTGTAATTTCTTTGCGGAAATCTTCTTCTGCCCAATCCATGGCACTTTCAAACACACGCCCAAAAGCGCCTTCCAATTGAACAAGGCGAGTAGAAATGTCCTCGGAAACCGGCACGGCGTATCAATTCTTTAGTGATAGTCTAAGCCAATTCAGCGCCAATCATGCCTACAATAGCGGGTGGCATTTTCTCATTTTTTAATGCCCACTTCATTGCGCTAATCGTGCTCTCCTGAATCCCTCGCTTGTCTTTCGGTAAATCAAAAGGCAGGAAAGCTTCGATGGACACGGACGATTTCTTCCCTCCGAGCGCACTATGCACTAGACACGCCAGCTTTGCCACCGAACTGCCATCAATGTTTGCCTTTTGCTGCTGATGCTTGGAAAGACTATCTGCCAGCGCTCTTAGAAGCTTCACTGGCACCAAATGAAACCTCTCGGCATTGAACAATGGGTCGGAAACGCCCAGGGAAATCATTTGAGCATATAGCTCG